TGTAAACACCAAGTTTTACCAATACCTGCAGGTGCAACTATTACACCCAATTCACCTTTACCTAATCCACCATCCATTATATCATTTATAGAATCCCAAGGAGTTGTTATTGTATTCCTAACACTTTTAAGTAACCTATCTTCAATTCCCGTAGTATAATCATGACCTAAATCTCTCTCTGCTCCAGCTTTAAGTGCATCATCTATAAGTTTTTTAATACCATCATAATCTCTATTTTGTAATAAGTCTACTGACTGTACTATAGCACTTTTAAGAACTTGATTTTTACAAAAATCTATAGTTTGTGATTTGATAAATTCCAAATCCGTAGCATTAATATTTCTCCAAGCATTTCCTAAATTTTCTATAACTGAAACTTTTAAAACATCATCATCTATACCATCTATTTTAACTTTCATTACTTCAAGAGTAATAGACCTCTTATATTTTAAATAATATCCTATAATAGTTCCAACTAACCACTTATTTGCATCAGATTCAAAATAACTACTCTCAATAATATCATGAATAGTTTGTAAAAATATTTTATCTTCCAATAAAGATGATATTACTTTTATTTGAAATTGTTGCCCAAAGCGTGTTAATTTAGAATCATTCGCCATATAATTTTTTTCTTTTTTCTTCTTTAATTTTTTCTACACGTTTTAATTTATATCTATCTCTAGCTTCTTTTTTTAATTGCTCACTATTACGTTCATAATATTCCATCTGCCATTTTCGTTGAGCTTCACGCTTTTCCTTTTTTGTAAAATATTTACGTTTTCTTCCCATAAGACTTTTCTGCCATATTATTTAATTTATTAAACGAAGTGGCTAACCAACTATTTAAATTTGGTAACGTTGAATATAACTTATCATCCATAAACATTGTTTGAAATTTATGCTTAACTAACTTAGAAATTGGTTTATTAACTGTATCAAGTATTTTTAACTTTTGATGCTGTGAAATATCCACCTCATGTAACTGCATCAATCTACGATTCAGAAACATTGTATCTCTTTGTTCTAAAATAGTTTTATAAAAATTTCCACTTTCGGTATCTTGTTTTGCTACTGCAGTTTTTATAATATCTTCAACACTATAATAAGAACCATCTTTCATAGCAGGAAAATTCTTTACAAGAGTTTTAGTTCCAATTCCTAATACTCCCTTTATATTATCTGATTGGTCGCCATCAAAGATTCTACACATTAGAAGATTATTGGGTGTTACACCATATTCTTCTTTAACCAGCTCGGGATTATATAGTTTCTTTTTGGTAGGCGACCATACAGATATTCTATCACTTACTAACTGCAAAAAATCCTTATCAGTTGACATTATAATAATATCACTTTTAGGTAATACATTAGTTGAAATATAAGCTATGGTATCATCAGCCTCTATATTATCTATTGATAGTATAGTTATAGGAAGTTGTTCAAGATATTCAACAGAACGTTGAACCTGCATAAACATTGACTTTTGTTCATCATCTACAGAAGAAAAATCATTAGCTCTATTAAGACGTATCTTTGTCTTACGCTTCTTTTTATATTCTGGATATAACTTACGGCGGCGGACAGACCCCCCTTTACCATCAAATACAACTATGCATCGGGTGGGATTGAGCATTTTAATTGCATAACCGACTGACTTCAAAAAACCAACTATTCCCCCAACGTGAATCCCATCATCATTGAGAGTTGGTATAACGCTGAATACTCTTATAAAGGTATTCAGGCCATCTATTATCAGTACCTTATCATCAGGCTTCCCTGAATCTATCTCGCCGCCGTGTTTTCTTATTTCATTTAATATAGATATGTATCTATCATTACTCATCAGATTCTTCTGCTACAGTTATATCATCAATTCCAAAGTTTTTATCGTATTTAAGAATCGCTTTACTACAAATTAAATTATAGCAATACTCTTTAAACTCAGTATCCTTTAACTGTTCTGACCAATCTTTAGATTGAAACTTTATTTCATTCCCTTGATGGTCATTCATCGTATACCAAGCACCACCTTGTTTTAACAATTTATGATCTTTTAAGACCTGTAGCCAACTTCCATCATCATCAATACCACTTTCAAAGTACAAATTAAAATCAGCATGCCTCATGGGAGGACCTAGTCTATTTTTAATGACTTGAGCTCTCATTTTCATGCCGATTGTATTAGTCTTTTTATCTTTGATTTGTCCAACATTTTTCAATCTGATACGTGTTGAAGCGTGGAATGGTAATGCTTTTCCACCACTTGTTGTCCAAGGGTCTCCAAACATTACTCCGAGTTTTTGTCTGAGTTGATTAGTGAATACTAAAGCTATCTTCTGTCTACCAATCATTTGAGTAATCTTTCTCATCGCTTTTGATATGATAATAGCTTTAGATGTAGCCCATCCGTCTTTTTCAAAATCAGCCTCTAACTCTACTTTAGTAGTAGCTGCTGCTAAAGAATCAACCAAGATTGTTACTAATCTATCTTTATCTGATTCACGAATCTTTACAACAATTTTTTCAATGGCTTCGAAAATATCTTCTATTGTTTCTAAATGTATATACAACATATTACTTACATCTATTCCAATAGCTTCAAGAAATTCTCTACTCACAGAAGTCTCAGTATCCATATAAACTGCTACTCCTTCTTTTCTTTGTGTTTCCGCAAGAATGTGAGCACCAATTAAAGATTTACCACTCGATTCTAAACCATTAATTTCTGTGATTCTTCCTACTGCAATACCACCATTAGGTTTATTCGAAATTGCTAAATTTAATAGAGTTGATCCTGTTGAAACAAAATCCTTTATATCTGTAGGAGTTGTATCAGAACCGTCTAAAAAATAAGCAACTTTGGTATCTTTGAATTGTTTGTTAAGATTATCAGCTAATACACTTGCTAATTCATCTTTTACAGACATTTAAATTCTCCTCTTTAACTATTAAAGAGGTCATCAAATGCTGCGGATGCATCAGAAGTAGTTGTATTACTTTGTAAGGTAGATACTGTAGAAGACTTTTCAGTTTCTTTTTTAGTATCAGTTTCCTCATCATCTTCAGAAGGATTTAGCCATTTCTGTAAAACTTCTGCTAATTCATCATAAGTTTGTTCGTTATAAATTTCACGAATATCCTTTTGTGAATTTAACAAAGTTTCAAGTTCCTTTGCATCTTCTGTAATCTGAGTTTGGTTGGGTTTAACTCTAATAGTTGTTTTAGGAAACGAAGCACCGATTTCTTCGGCTGTTTTGAATTCGACTCCTACATCCCTACCATTTACTGGATCTGTAATATCACCATAATCTGGATCTGCAATAACTGAAAGAAGTTCCTGGTAAACTGTTTTACCAAATCCCCAGAATTTTACTCCTTCTTTTTCTTCACCACGAACAATTACAGGTGTAAAAGTTCTCATTTTTGCCTCTAACTTTTTACCTAATTTCCAATCATCTCTATTACCAGATGACTTTAGTTTATCAGCAAATTCTTCAATTGGATCTGGACGACCAAAACTGATTGGTGATAAGTAACTCTTACCGCCAATATCATAATGAAAAAATAGTTCAATAAACGGTGTTTGCTTATTGAATTTATAAGGTACTATTCTAATTAAGGTTTTGCCTGGTTGAGGTTTCCAAAGATTTGAAGTACGAGTATTCGTAGTTTGAAGTTGAGTTAATCTTTTCTTGATTGCGTTAATATCCATTTGATATCTCCTTATTATTTATTATTTATTTAGTATTTTTCAATGATTACCAAGTGTAACCATTTACAGTAATATATATCAAGTAGTTTACTTTAAATCCACGTTATTTTTATAACATTCTATACAAAAGATCTTATTATTTTTAAAGTACCAATCACTATGATATCCATCAGACCAATGGACTGTTTGATAAACTTCTCTATTACATTTTGAGCAAAACCTCTTAGGTTTTTCACTCACTTCTAAATGTTCTCCCATTTTATCCGCATCCTTTAATATATAAAAAAAAGTGGCCCGTTATTTTCAAGTTTGGTAATATGGTGGAAACTGAAAATTTGAGCCACTTTTAAAACTTTTGCCCGCCGCCGTCCCTCTTTAGATACCATCCGATACACTAAACTTTTAGGTGTTTTCCACCAACAGTTTTAATTTGGTAACTGTCAAACCTCGTCTCTGTTTAGTGTATTATACTTATGTCATCGGTTATCCTCCGAGTTTTGAAATTTTGGGGGTGTGGAAAAGCCATTCCACATCGAATCACTCTGATTTTTTGCCTTCACACTTTGTTTCCGAAAGTTACTACGATTCTCTCTCAATGCTATTAACATCGTTGAGGCGAATACAACTTCTAAACAACTGCCTTAACCCTCAAAGATCGGTTTATTCGGCCAGTTCTCAGGGAGATTTCCTTTCGGGTACTCCCAGTGAAGCGAAAAAGTAGGCTACTTTTTCAAGTTAGTTTGACTCAAACTCCCTCATAGATTGTCATCCAGTATTACCAACATTTAGGTGAATACTCTTCTACCACAAGAAGAATCGGGATACATTACAAGCCCTTATCGAAACCTGTTATTCAGTCAACCCCACATCAACATGCCTGCTGATGCGTCCCATTTCAAATTTTTCAAAAAACACAACCATATATACTATGGTCTGATATTATATATATAAGTCTAATTTCCCAAAACACTGGTTTATTTTATTTAAATTACAGTTGTTCTATCCCACGCATTAACATCAATAATAGTATAAATCCTTGTAGGAATGATGTTTATACCTTCTTCATTTGTGAGTAAAAGTGTATTGTGATAATTTTCCCAAGGTACGGGAAAAGTTTTATCTAAAACCCCTTTATTCTCTTTCCGAATTATTTCGTTAAGAGCATTAATAGTATATAAAGTATTAGTCTGTTTCTTTCTATGTAACGATATTGTATCTCTTGCATTGTCTATATAATCATCTGTTAACTCTACATTGTATGTACATATTAATTGATGATGATCTTTTTCATTCTGAAATACATAAACCTTATCGAACAAAATATCATTACATTCTATAATTAAATCAATTATATCATATAACCTATTTCGTTTAGCGAATGTACAAAGTAGTTGGGTTTTCATAATATTAAGGTAAATTAATTTCGACTTTATTGGATTTAAGAGGTTCTAGACCCAAGTTTGATGCTAAAATTTTAGCTCCTTCTTTTCCCCAAATTTTTAATTGCTCAACAGCTTTTTTAATTACTTTATTATAAAATCCTTCTATCAATTTACTTAACCAAGCCCAAAATTTCTTAGCTATTGCTTCTATTTTTTTAGCCGCTTTTTTAAGATTAGCTTTAGTCTTTTTCCACATATCTTTTAATCCTTCTTCTAATAATTCCGAATAAATATCCAATCCACTATCTATTTGTTCGTTAAAAAGTACAAGTTCATCCTCAACAATATTTGATACTTTATTTTCAAATTTAGATGGGCTTCCTTCAATATACTTACCTTCAGTAAGTTCTTTTTCTGGAGGTAACATTAATCTAATTGAAGAACTTTTGGATTTTTTTGATGTTTTAAAACCTACTGTTGGTTTAACACTACCAGCATGACTATTAGCATAACTTTCAAAATCTTCTTCCCATTCTTTTATTCCACCATCATCAAATACAAGAAGAGCATTAGCCTGCGCATCAGCTACATGTTCCTTTCCAATATTACCTGAATATTTATAATTCCCACTAGCAGCTTCATAAACACACCACTTTTTAAATACTTTTGACTGAAATATACCATTAACAAGCTCTTCCTGAATTTTTCTGTGATCAACTGCTTTATCAACAAAAAACTCCATTTCCTTAGAAAGTTCTGCACCCTGAGTTTTTATCCAAACTTTAAACCATTTAGTAAAATCTTTCATTTTAATATCATCAACTATCTTATTACCTTTTTCATCTATCAAAAACCATCCAGGATTTTTCTTATCTACATACTCCCACTTTCCCCCTTTATCAAATATATTTAATAAGATTCCTTCAGCTTGAGCATGTCTTTCTAATTTACTTTGTGAAAATTTATATTTAGATGTAAGAGTTTTTAATTCAGCTGACCTATGTGGGATCCACGCTGCTTTTAAATTTTGTTGAATTTTCGTTATAGTATGTGGTGTTTTCACATTCCTAGCAAAATCATCTTCAATAAGTTTAACAATCTTTGAAACAGCCGCAGTATCTATCTCTGGATTATATTCTTTAGTAAAAGCTTCAGCTGCCAATAGTACACCCTTAGCATCATCAGCTGTTCCACTCATTAATTGTGATCCACCTTTCTTTTTTAAAGAAATATAACTTTTTTTACCTGACGCATATAAATCAGTTTTTGGAGTTTTATTTCCAGCACTAAATCCTTTCTCCAAATTTCCATAGTGATTTTTCTTCGCTTGACCAGTACCAAACCATTTCATATTATCTACATAAGGTATTCCTACTGCTATTTTATTAACTGTAGTTAAATACTTTGTATTTCCCGAAAATCTTTGATAATCTGCCCAAGGTACATCACCTTTTTCACAAGCTGTTTTATCGTCATATTTTGGATTTTTTAACTTATTCATTTCAACAACAATACCCATTTCATAATCCTGACCCTTAACTGATCCAGATTTTCCTTTAGCAGCTCCACCTCTCGTTACTTTAAATGCATTCCATTCATTAGACTCTGCTCTCTTAACTACAATCATAGGAAAAGTTCCACTTTCACCATTGTGATTTTCCATTGGTGAAGGTAAAGTACCGCCTTTAGATGTACCCTGTATAAGTTTAGCATCAAGTACATCATCTTTCCAAGTAGTTTTAATATACTTCACTACACCTTTTAAAAACGTTTCATCTTCAACATCTTCTACAACCCAAGACCAATTATTTGATTGTTTTCCAATTTTATTATATTTCTTAGCAACACCACCATGAATTATATCTCTCCATGCAGGATTTCCCGCTGCCTCTTTCAATAAAGGATGTTCCATATTATATAATAACTCATAAGTAATTTCAACTGGCCATTTATGATCAGTTAATACAGTTTTTAATACTGTAAGGTCACTGTAACTTTCAATATCAGGAAGTCCATCATGACCTTCTATTAATGATAACCTATAAGACCACTCATCAACTATTTTTGATATATTTGTATTCATGCTAATTTCTCTGTAATGTCTTTCATATGATGATAATTAGTTCCTTTGCTTACTTTTGTGGGATATTTACCATTTTGTTCAATAATATTTTTTACCATTTTTAAAAACTTAGTTCCATCGTTCATATTAAAGTCAAACAAAAAACTATCGTAACTATATAATACCAATTTGCTTTCATACTTAAATTCCTTTAGATGAGAAATTAAATCTGTTAACATTCTCATATTATTTTCCGTCTCTGTCAATTGAATAAGGTAATTAAATAACTTATTCTTATTCATATTTGATAAATTTTTCCTGTATATCTTCTTACTATAAATATTAGAAGTTATAAAATCTTCTTTTTTATAACCACTCCAAATTTCATTAATATAATCATGAACTTTACTGAAAAATGGATTCATTTGAACCACTTCTATTGGAATACGACCGTACAGATATTTAAATGAACGATTCTTTGACTCTTTATAATCACACCCATAAAATTCAGCCATGTGTTCGTGAACTGAACCTTTAGGAAATTCATAACCAATTAAATTACCTATCAATCGTAAGTGATATGCATCATAATCAAGCTCAACCAACATACCTTTAGTTCCAAATCTACTTATGTAAGGTTTCCTACTACCATCTTTTTTATTCAATGCTGCAAAATTAACACCACCAAATCTATTTGATGGGCGACCTGTAGAAGTATACAAATTATATTCACTAAAAACTATATCATTTAATGTTTTTAATCCATTTGATTCTATATACTGTAAATTATTTAATACATCATTATTATAATACTCATGTACTGGCAAATTAATATGCTTTTTTAATTCATTTGAAAGTTTTCTACAATACTCTAAGTGTTTCATTGTAGGTATAATTGAATTCAAATTATTTCTATTATAAAATTTATTATTAAAAAAGTTATGTGTTAATGTAGAAATCTCATCTACATTTAATGGTACATTATACTCCATATAATATTGAAGATTTACATCTATCACATTTTTCAAATGAATAGCATGTAATAATTCCTTTTTATTAAATGTATACTTTTTATTGTCTGAGTTGAGTTTATCAAGGTAGGATATATCAAGATTAATTGTCTCACTATGACTAAATGGTAACATATAATCTTTACCGTCAATGAAGGATATATAAAGAAGTGATAATATATTTTCTTGCGGATGCAAGTTAGTATCAGAAAAGATTGGTATTACTACACAATCCTCTGTCTTGAATTTACTATGAAACCTGCGAAACTGATTTACTGTCTCTATTATCATTATAACCTTTATAATATATAGTATACTAAATTATGTTAAACAGTCATTATTTTTTACTCCCGTAAGCTTCTTCCTTTTGATGTAGGTTGTCTCTTTGGAGTACTTCTAATTCTACTCTTTGAAGTTTTATCCTTTAATCCTCTGTTAACTGACTTAAATGGACTTAATGACTTTTCCATTCTATCCTTCGGTCTTCCTCTACCAGTTTGAGTTGATAACTTTTTTCTCCGTATACTTACAGTATTACGGGTTTCTGCTGGTGCTGAAATTGTTGGTGCTAATATTTTCTTTTTTGCTGGCAATCGAGGATTTCTAACTTTAAACCCTTTAGGTTTTGATAACCTAACCAAAGGCATTGATGGTAATGGTGGTATATCTGCTGGTGGTTTTGGTTTAGGAGCTTCAACAATTGGTGGTGCTTTAAATACTTTAAGTTTTTCTAATCTTTCACTAACTACACTATTATGGCTTGGAGCATCACTTTCCCAAAATTCTAAAGGATCTAAATTAGTAGCTATATTAGGAATATCTTCTGATGCCAATTTAAATGCTGCTAAATTACTTTTTTCTATTTCATCTTTTGTTCCACTCAATCTCCACTTTATTGATGTTTTAGCATAATTCTTATGTTTACCATTAAAAGTTTTTTCTTTTATTTCTATAGGTGTTGACATAGGATTAGATTTTAATTTAGCAAAATACCTTCGAGTATAACCTGTTTCTAAATCACCTTCTGTTAATTCAAAAGAATGTGCTTCTAAATACTTTTCACGTTTAGCAGGAAAAACATTTATATACTGTGAAAATATAGAATCATTTTTTCTTCTAGTCATTAACTTAGATAAAAGTGGATGATGTTCAGGTCCAGTCATATAATATTCTTTTTTATCTACTGTATAATGTATATGATAAGGAACACCTTCTCGTACAAATCCACCATTTAGAAACTGAAATTCACCTTCTTTAGTAATAAGATTTTCTACAGTTCTCTCTGTTGTTTCAATTATTTTTTTTATTGATGGCATATCTTATTATCCCGCTTTTGCTATTTTTACTTTATTTGCAATCCTACTCATTGATATCCTTATTTGTCCTTCAAGTGAAACATCCCATCCCGCATCATTTACTTCATGTGATACTGACTTTACTTGAAATACACAAGTTCTTTTATAGTCTTCTGGTAAATAATCAGAAGTAAATACATTTCCAGGATAAATCCCTCCGATTCCATCTAATGTTAATGATAAATCTATAGGAACTAATATATCAGCGGTAGCTTTATTTGCACCTCCAGGTGCAGCAAGAATTAAAGCTTTCATCTGTTTTATATACTTAGGTTTCATACCACCATATTGATTATATATATGACTTATTACAGGTAAGGTATCTCCTTCTGATAATGCTTTTATATTTGATACAACTTTCTGAAAATCAGTAGTATCTATTTTAGAGTCATCTTCAGAACCACCACCACCTTTTTGTGCACCACTTGCACCCTCTGTACCTATTATTACTTCATCCTCATCATCTGGTGTTAATTCACCTAATGTTGGACCTGCTTCTATTGTTAAAGGTGGTATTGCACCTTCATCTGGATTTGGATCCATAAGACCAAAACTTGGAAACTTCCATCCTTGCAGCATCGGACCTAAAATAGGATCTGGCTTATCTTTATTCATAGCGCCTGCACCCTCTCCTTGGGGATCTTCTTCTCCTACTGTTTCACTTTTTGTATTTCTACCCAACATAGCAGCCGTTGCCATAGATGAAGGTAATTTAGCTTCCATTCCCTGAGCTTTTACTATTGATTCTTCTCTCCAAGTTTTAAACTTAAATAATCTTCCTTTTACTTCACCATCTTCAAATCTACTTTCATCTTCTAACAAACTTTCTATTGAATTATTAACATAATTTATATCAATAACCATCATTCTACCAGTATTATTTTGATCAGATGTTATTGAAAAATCCCAAAGACCAAAATCTTTATTTAATTCTTCAAATAAATTTTTAAATCCAGCTTCTACAGTTGCAACTTCACCAAATGCTCTTTCAATAGTTTTCCAATGAATAAGTAAATTTCTTAAATAACCACCATCTTCCAAGTTATCTGAAACTGCAAATTTATCAAATTCATCATTAACCCTTTTAGCTACTTCTCTTGTAACTTCCTCTTGAAAATCATCTCCAAGACTTTCAACAACTGCTTTTATAGCTTCCCAACCAACCGCCGCTGCATCTACTATAAAATCACCTGCTGACTGTATTGCATCTACTGCACTATCAATTCCAAGAAATTGTACCACACCCCACGATCTCCAACCTGTAGATGCATCAGGTTCTTCTTCTTTTTTCCTCTCTGCTATCTTTTCTTTCACATCTTCTTGTACATTGTCCAGTACATCACCTAAGTGAGAATCACGAATACTTTCTGCTGGCCACTGTCCGGGTACTATAAAAGATTTTCTATCTGTTGTTAATAATTTTTCGTGATTCATTATTATTGTACTTTTTCCTTTAATTATACTTCTCATATCAGATATAATTAAATTAGTACGCGTATTAACTTTTGAAAGAAATTTACTTATAATATTATCTTCCATCCATCCCCATGTAACATAAGGACCTATATCTACATCAAAATGTAACCAACCACCTTCCTTTTCCATAAATAATACACCTTTACCAGGTTTCTCTGCAAATTCTTTTAATTGACTAGATAAATCTTTTATATATTTTGGCATTGTAACCTTTGGAATCATTTTATATGATACTTTACTACCATCTTCTTCTACTCTTTCTTGTATAGCATAATCAAGGTCAACAGCTTGTTTAACCTTACTATCAATCATACTTACACCCATAGCAACTACATCAGTAGTACAATCGAATCCACCATCATCTCTAAGACTCCAAGTAAAGTTTTTTACAATTCCACACATAGCATCATAATTTCCACCATTTTTGAAAATCTTATCCTGTATATTAGTATAACATTGACCTTCTTTAATCTCTTCAAATGTAAAAGTTTGACCTACTAAGTTAGAAGTCCAACCCCACTCTAAAAGAACACTTGTTCCGTGAGATAAAAAATAAGGAGTAAGTCTATTTAATTCTTTTAAACTATAACATGACCAAGTTACTGTTGCATTTCTAATTGCTTTCATTCCACCATCATAAGTAGAACTTAAACCTTTAACTCCAGCCATTGGTCGAAAATAAGAAGGTTGTATATCACCTTCACCGTCTGTGATTGGTTGTGTATATATTTCATCAAAACCATGCCTCATCTTTGAAAATGATTGATCTCCATCTGGATCTAACATTTCCCCCCCTAACATAACAACACCACCGAGCGACTTTGGTGTCTCAACTACAGAAGTCATTTTAATCCATATTGTTCCAAGAGGATAAAATGAAGCTGCAAGTTCATTAGATTTTCCAGTTTGAGGATCTTTTGCAGATTGTAAAACTGTTTTAGCAATTGAAGCTTCTCTGAAATGTAACTCTTTTCTTATATCTCTATCTATAGGATTTAACTGAAACATGTCTCATCCTTATTTATTATTCAATAACTCAAGATCTTTTAATGCCTTTTCTATATTCATAGGAATTCTAATTTGTATTCCTGCTTCCAAAGCAACTCTACCATATGATATATTATCATTTGCTTTAGATATAATCCACCATAAGGTAGTATCTTTGTAATATTTAAAAGCTAAATTATCCAATCTATCACCATCAGTTGTCCATAAAAAAATATCATTATCGTCTAGGGGAATATTAGGATATAAAGTTGGTTTATAAACTCTTTGTCCTTTTTTGTTTCTCATTACTTTTGTAAATTCATATCTGCTTGGCATAATTTAACCCTTCACCGCTTGTTCATTTTTCTTGTCATCACTAATTCCACTAGTTTCTGTAGCTGGATTTGGTGATATAGGAAATAAACCTTCATATCCTCTTCGTACTGGTGATGTTAAATCAGTAGTTGTTGCTGGATCTTTAACAAATGAATCAAATTCTTGATCACTAGATATCCAATCAAAATCAAAGTGT